CTTTTGGAAATGTATGCTTCATTTGCTCATGCTGAAATGGAGAAAAGAGCTAAAAGGCAACGAGAAGGAATTGAAGCAAAGAAAGCTCGTAATGAATGGTCTGATTATGGTAGACCAAGAGCTTTAGATTTTAATAAATTCTCTAAGGAATATAAAAGAGTACTCGCTGGAGAAATAAAGCCAGTGGAGTGTATGAAACTACTTGGGATAACTAAACCAACTTATTATAGGTATGCTAAAGAGTATAAAGATAAATAGATAAATAAAAGATACCAGCAGATAAATTATGAGATGGAGGTAGCTCCCACTACACTATTAATAATAACTACTAGAATTTTTATATAAAAACTTGTAATTTTCAGAAGGAATTTACTTGTTTTTGTATAATTAGTTATATGAAGGGGGTGAGAATATGCAAGCGTCTAATATTTTTGACAAAATAGAACCAGTAAAATGTGTGTTATGTGGTAAAAATTTGATTAATGATATAGGATTGTCAATGGTTCAAATAAGAACAGATGATAGTGGAAAAATTACGAAAGTTATTCCTTGCTGCAAAGGTGAGTGTGATAGAAAATTGAAGAGTGATATGGATAATAATGAACATGATGGATGGAAAGATTTAAGTGAATTTACCAACCCTTTTTTATTTATGAAACATATTATGTCTGTAATTAATTCTATGTATGATAAAGAAGGTTTTGCAAATAAGGAAGCTTTTGAAACATATAAGGAATTAGTATTAAACTGTTACCCTTACGTAACAAGAAATTTAACAGACACAGAAGCACAAACTGCAAAATATGATGCAATGCTTCCATTTTAATTATAAGTAAGTTAAAGAACTCTCAAATATGAGGGTTCTTTTTATATATGGAAATATAGCTCAGTTTGGTAGAGCAGTAGGCTGTTAACCTATGTGTCGAGAGTTCAAATCTCTCTATTTCCGCCATGGCTTTCTTAGGCTGACATCCTTTCTTTGAATAAAAAGAACTTCAACTGTTATAATAGTATGACTGGGAAACCAGTAGATCTAAAAAGCACTTTATATGAGTGCTTTTTTTTAATACATAAAAAATGAGGTGAGAGTATGAAAGGATATTATACTGCATATAAGTGCAAAGGTTGTGGTAAAGAAATTATTTTAATAACTTCAGAAGTTGTTTCATCTAAAAATACTGGTAGATATATTTCATGCTCCCACTGTGGATGTAAAAAGTTAATTATGGAAAAAGAAACTGATGATCTTAGAGAAGTGATGAAAGCTAGAAGATATAAAAGAAATTCTAGAGGTGCTATTGAGCAGATTTAGAAGGATTAAATCACTTCCTGTAGAATTATTATTTTATAGGAGGATGATTATATTTATGTTGAGAAACTTAGGAATAATGTATAAATGTGAAAACTGTGAAAGTGAACATAATAGACCAATAAAAAAGCTTAGTATGGGCAAAGTTACAAAAGAATTGGCACTTACTAAAGTTGAATGTAATTGTGGTAATATATTTACTATTGAAGATGGTTTTAAGAATTTCTTAAAAAGTAAATTAGTATTTAGTTTCTATCAAATAATAAGTGATGTTATTAAAGAAGAATATTCTATAGATGTATGTGTTGGAAGACCTAAAAAAATTTCTTTTTCTGTTCCTATGAGAAATATAGAGGGTGTATTTTTGACCCCTATGGATGGTTTTCTAGCAGGTGTAAACATACAAAAAAATTTTCAGGTTGAGGGTCATGGTGAAATTACTATAGTGACGTCAGAGAATTTAAAAGAAAATGGGGAAGTATTTGGGCCAAAAGTTGGTGAGATAGGTAGACTAAACATTCAAATATATGGTGTAAATGATAATAATCTTAACTATCCAATATGGTTTAGATTTCTTATAGAATCAAAAAAAGAAATGTTAAATGGTAATTACGCTTTGTCAATATTAAGTTCGTGTATTTCTTGTGAAAATTTCATTGACTCCCTATTAACAAATATATTATTTTCAAAAGGTATTTCTAGCGAAGTCTCTCATAATATGTTGAGTTCTATGGTTGATATAAAGAAGAAAGTTCAAAAAATTTGGTCAAACTTGGATGGCGTAAAGACAAATAGGGTAACTGAAATTAAAAAGTGGATTGAGTTAATTGAAATAAGAAATAAAATAGCTCATGGTGAAAAAAATAATTGTTCTAAAGAAGATGCTGAACTTTATTTCAATATAGCTATAGATTTTATATTTTATTTAAATAGAGAAAGTTCAGTGGATATGATTTATAAAAATTTTCTATTATAAAAAAAGAGGTGATAAAGCTTGAAAATACCATTTGAATTTAATAGTGATGAAGCTAGAAACAAATGGTTGCTTTATCACTATCTTAAAAAATCCTATACTGACATAGGTATTCCAGAGGATAAAGCTGAGGAATTAACTGATAGTAGAATTTTAGAAAACTCTAAGAATTTGTTTGGGTTCCATGGATTAGCATGGCAATTAGGACAAATTTCTCTAGAGTTTTTTTGTATGTATTTTTTACAGGATATATATTTACCTAAAGAAGATAATGCAGCAGCTCCAATAGCTCATGTTCATGAAGAACTGTGGCATGATATCCAGGATAGTATAATTGGAACTGGACCTGAACAATTAGGAAGAGTTCTTCCAAGAGGTACTGGTAAAAGTGCTTTTGGTACCTTAGGTCCTACTTGTTGGAGTGTAGCTTATAAACATAAAACCTATGTTTTGATATGTTCTGATATAGGATCTACTGCTGAAAAATTTATAAAAGATATTAAAGATAATATGATTGAAAATCCTTTTATTGAGATATCATTTGGAAAGTTACTTGATGATAGAAATAAAAAGTATATTTGTAATGCAACTCAACTTGAATTTACAAACAATACTTTTGTTGAAGCTATTTCATCTACATCACCTATGAGAGGTAGAAAATATAAAAACGTAAGGCCGGATTTAATTATCTTGGATGATTACCAATCTGAGGATGACTGTAGAACTGAAGAAGCAAGAGAAAAGAAATGGAAAAAATATTCTGATGATGTTAAATTTGCAAAGCAAAGACCAGTAAAAAGAAATGGTAAGATAATTAAAAAAGGTACTGTTCTTATGGCCTGGGGAACTCAACAACATAAAGAGTGTTTCTATTCCAGGTTGATTAAATCTCCTACTTGGATATTTAAGAAAGAAAAAGGAGTTCTAGTTCATGATGTAGATAAATATTTTATTCTGGATTGTGGTTAAAGTTTAAAACTATTCTCAATGAGTTTAAAAATACCTCCAGGTTAGAGGATGCTAAAGAGTTTTATTATAAACATGAAAGTAAAATGCAATTTGATACTCTTTGGAGTGAGTTTTGGGATTGCTTAGAACTTGCTCTTGATTATTTTGAAAATCCTAATTCTTTTAAACAAGAGGTTCAAGGTGATGTTGATTCTATAGGCGAAAAGTGGTTTAAGCAAATGCATACTGAACCTAGAGAAATAATAGAAACTCATGAATTTATTAAAACAATGATTTGTGCTGATCCAGCTAGTAGTGGAGGTAGAAAAAATGACTACTCTGCATTTATAGTTGGTTCTACTGCTACTAATGGTTATAAATATGCTAGAAAAGCTGAATTAGCTAAAATAAATGCAAGACAAGAATTTGATAAATATATTCAGCATATGATTGATTTACTTGTTATGTATCCAGATGCTACTCACATTAGTATAGAAAAAAATACTTTCAATGGAGCTGATGCAAATCAATTAGAAAAGGCTATAAAGGATCATGAAGTTCTAAAGTATAGAAATATTACAATAATCAATGAACAACAAAGAAAAAATAAGGATGATAAAATATCAACTATAGTTCCCTTCGTAAATCGAGGGGAATTTGTTTTTGCTGAAGAGGATGAGGAATTTATAAAGCAATTTATGGAATTTGCAGGACAAAAGTTTACTACTCACGATGATGCTGCAGACGTAAGTTCTGAGTTGTGGCTAAAGATTGATGAAATAAAAACTGTCAGTACCATTAAAATATTGGATAGAAATTCCTTTGGATTGTAAGGAGGTGTTAATGTTGAAGTTAAATGAATTAATTAAAAGGTTACTGAAAAAACAAACGGGATTAGACTTATATAATCCAGAACATATACAGCTAGTTAAGAAAGTGTATGGCTCCTACAGGGTATATCAAAATATTTATGAAAAAATGTATTCTTACTATAAGGGTGATACTGATGCAATAAAAAAGTACTTGTTTGTAACTGAAAGGTCTAATTTGAAGATTAATGCTAATTTTATTAAAAAGTTTATCAAAGAAGAAGTTGCCTACACCTTAGGTAATGATATTACGTATGAGTCTAGAACTGATAATGAAAGTGTGGTAAAAGATATCGAGTACTATACAGCACATTGGAATGAATTACATGATACTGATGTTATGAAGTATCTTTTAATTTTTACTAAAGTGTATGAACTCTATTATATAGATGAAAATGCTGATTTTTGCAGTAAAATTATAAAACCTACTGAAGGATATGCTTATAAAGATAAGGCTTCAGGAAAGGTTTTATTTTTCATCCATGAATTTAAGAATGATTTTGAGACTAATAGTTATTACATTGATGTTTATACTGCGGATTATATTTATCATCTTGATAACAAATTTAATGAGGTAGCTGCTCCAAGTACTAATATTTTTGGGGAAGTTCCAGTAACCTTTGGGGAGCTTACTGAAGAAAAAACTGATGATAGTTTATATAAGGATATAAAGTGACTTCAAGATGCATTTGAAACTAATTTATCTGATGTGGGAAATGAAATAAGTGATTTTAGAAATGCTTATTTGTTATTTAAAAATGCTCAAGTGGATGAAGATAATATTCCTAACATGAAAAAGTTGGGAGTTATACAATTTCCACAATCTGGCGGTGATGCATCTTGGTTAATTAAAAATATTAATGATACCTTTATCCAAAATACTTTGGATAGATATGAGGATACCATGTATCAGCTAGCTTGCCATATTAACCATAATGATTAAAGCACATAAAAACATAGTTAAAAATAGGATTAGATTTCTATTTATCTATTTAGATTTAAAAAAGAATAAAAAGTATGACTATAAAGATGTTAAGGCTTTATATACTCCTAATATACCAAGTGATGATTTAGCAACAGCTCAGATGTTATCTCAACTTCCGGAAGGACTAGTTTCTAAAGATACTGGAAGAGGATTGCTAAGCTTTATAAATAATATAGTTGTTGAAGATGAAAAGGTTAAAAGAGAAAAGCAAGATGATTTACCGGAAATAGATTTAGATAAGCTAGGTGATGAATAATGACTAGAGAAGAAAAATTTATTGAAAGTCTTTATGATGAAGCAGAAGAACAAACAAAGGAAGTCTATAAAGAACAAAAGAAGAACAGGGATGAATTACTCCAAGAAATAGCATTAATAATGCTTACGTACACAGTCTTAGAAGGTGTGATGGCACTTAATATTAAGCAGAGAAATAAAGAGCTTACAAAGCTAAATGAGGTAATTGAAAAAGCAACTATAGGACAAGCGACACTACAGGAGAAAACTATATTTAATATCTTAACTAGTATTACTGAAAAAACATTTAATTTCTATAGCTACAATAAGGGTTTAAAAGATGTTAGAAAAATCATTGAAGCTAATTTCAAAGGAAAACATTTTTCAAGGCGTGTTTGGGATAATGAGAGGGATGTCGCAAAGCATCTTAAAAAACAAGTTGAGAATTTCCTTAATGGTAAGGTTAATGTTAATCAAATCAAGAAGAGTATTGATGGAATATATAATACTAATGCTTATAATGCTAAAAGACTTGTGGAAACGGAAGTTAATAGGTGTTCTAGCAATGCTTTTGATAGGTTTTGCAAGGAAACTGGCGTTAAAAAGGTTAGATACAATGCAACTTTAGATAGTAGAACGTGTCCTAAATGTTCACCGTATCATGATAAACCATTCGATTTAGATAAAAAAATAGAATTACCTCAACATGCTTTATGTAGGTGTTTCTATACTATAGAAGATTAATAAGCATTTACTCATATAAAGAGTGGGTGCTTTTATTATGCTTGAAATTAAGGAGGAATATTAAAAATGAAAAAACTATTTATATCTCAACCAATGAGAGGACTTTCAGACGAAGAAATCCTAAAAGCAAGAGAAGAAATAAGAGTAAAAGCAGAGAACTTCCTTGGAGAACCCGTTGACTTGATAGACTCTTTTATTGCAGAATACCCAGGAGAAATTAATAAACAAGTCCCTATTTGGTATCTAGGTGAGTCTATTAGAATACTTTCACAAGCAGATGTTGTTTACTTTGGAGAAGGATGGAAAGATGCTAGAGGATGCAAAATCGAACATGAAGTTGCAGTACAGTATGGCGTAGATATAATAGGAGATTAAGTCTTAGGAAACTAAGGCTTTTATTATACCTAAAATACGTCTTGTGGACTTGAAGTGTACAAGGGGTATAAATACATTACTAAATTAAATAGTTGTGTCACAAGGCTCATATAGAGGTTTGTGGGATAAGGAGGAAATATGTTAAAGAAAGAATTATTAGAAAAAATTAAAAATGCAAAAGATGATGAAGATATTAACTCATTACTAGGTGGGACTGATATCGAGGAGCAGTTTAAAGCTAGTGGACTTACCTTAGATGCATTTAAGGAGAAAATGAAAACTGATAAGGATTTTAAAGCTTATATTGAGAGTGAAAATGATAAGTATCATAACAAAGCTTTAAAAACTTGGAAGGAAAACAACTTAGAAAAGGAACTTGAACCTTTTATTACGGAGAAATATCCGGACCTAGTGACTGATCCAACTCAAAAGAAATTATTAGAGTTAGAAAAAGAACTAGAAAAAGAAAGACAAGTTAATGCTAAAAAAGATTTATTAGCACAAGCAATGAAGTATGCGGCTGAAAAGAAACTACCAGGTAATTTTGTTGAGAAGTTTTTAGGTGAAGATTTAGACTCTACTAAAGCGAATTTAGATAGCTTTGCAGAGGATTGGTCTAAAGGATTAGAAACTTTAGTAGATGAAAAGATGAAAGCTAGTTCATATGTACCTGGTAATGGTGCGGATGGGAAACCAATAAGTATAGGTGCAGCAATAGCAAGCCAATTAAATAACACAAACAATGCTCCAAGTGACCCTTGGGCAAGTAAATAGGAGGAATTAATTATGAATTTTAAAAAGACAAGTTATACAAATGACATGGAGATTTTAGTAACTCCAGCAAACTTAGTAACTTTTAGTGGAACTGTTTTAGCAGCTAACGTTACTGATGGTGATGAGCATGGAAGGAAGTATGTGTTAGCTGGAAGTTTAATAGATGCTGATGGTAATGTGGTTAAGCAAACTGGGGAATTAGGTTCAGAAACTTTAACTACTACACCTGTAGGTATCCTTTGTAAAACTGTGGATGTAACTAATGGTGATATGCCAGGTTCATTAATCGTAGAAGGATACTTGAGAGCAGATAGAGTACTTGATGGATTTGCTGCTAAAACAATAACTGCAATTAAAACTGCATTGCCAAACATAACATTTAGATAATAAGAGGGGGAATGAAGAATGCCAAGAATAGAAGAATTTTTTAACACGAAGGAATTAATAAATTATTTTAAAGAAAGAAAGATAGCACCAATGTTAGGTGAAAGTCTATTCCCAGAAAGAAAAATTCAAGATATAGAATTTGATATGATCTTAGGTGCTGGAGGACTTCCAGTTAGTGCATCTGTACATGCATTTGATACAAAGACTCAGATGGCTAGTAGAGAAGCTATTGAAAAAGGAGTTGCAAGCTTAGCATTAATAAAGAGACAAATTAAAATAGCAGAGAAGGAAATAATTAAAGTTCAAAATCCAAGAACTGAGGCAGAGTTAACATTTGTATTATCTCAGCTATATAAGGATTCTGAAAAGATGGTTGAAGGGGTAAAAGTAAGAGTGGAAGCCATGAGAATGGAAGCTCTTTCAACTGGTAAAATTAAAATTGAAGAAAATGGAGTAAAAGTTACTCTTGATTATGGAGTTCCAACAGCCAATAAGAAATCATTCAATTGGAGTGTTGCATCTACATCAAAACCACTTGATGATTTAACAACTTTAGCAGATGCAGTAGAAGATACTTCTAGCAGACCAACGCGAGCTCTTACATCTAGAAAAATTGCTAGAGCTATATGTAATAGTAATTCTGTAAGAGCTGCTATACATGGAGTAAATTCTGATAAGATTGTTACTTTAGCTCAATTAAATGAATTACTAGAACAATCAAACTTACCACAAATAGTTACTTATGAAGCTAAGTACAAAGTAGAAGGTGTAAAAGGATTTACTACTAAGAGATACTTCCCAGAGAATGTTATTTCAATGTTCGGAGATGGTCCTCTTGGAGAGACAATTTATGGTTTAACTGCTGAAGAAGTAAAATTAATTGGTGATGGTAAAATGGATGAAGCTTCAATGGTAGGACATATTTTTGTAGGAACTTATACTTCTATAGATCCAGTAGGAGAATTTACAAAGGCTGCAGCAACTGCATTACCTTCTTTACCACATGGAGAAGAGCTAGGAATTGCAGCTATAACATTAGCTTAATTTAAGAGGGATTAATTTCCCTCTTTTATTTTATAGAGGAGGGATTATATGACTTTAGAAGAAAGAAATCAAGTTAAAGCAATATTGGTGATTAGAAATTATTTAAATAGGGATTTGAGTGATATTTATATTAAAAAGAATTATTCTTTAGCAATAGATCAACTTATAGAAAATGCAAGTAAAATAAATTCAGCTAAATCAGTTGGAGTTAAGTCCATGAGTGAAGGTAATCAAAGTATTAGTTTTGACTCTAATATAGAAGCCTGGACAATAACTCCAGATGTTAAAGTTTTATTGCCCACTCCATATGTTAGGATGTGGTGATTTAATGGGAGTATTATTTAAAAATGCAGATATAACTATCTACAATAGATATTATGATAATAACTTAGGCTATGACAGGTATCAAAGAACTGTAATAAAGGGTGTGAATTGGCAGAGCAAAAGAAATGCTACAGTAAGTAACAATGGCTTACTACTTGCAGATAGTACCTTAATTTTTATAGATAAGCTAGATAATTATGTTAGCCCTAAGAGATTTAAAAAGTTATCTGATTTAGAAAGACCTAACTATTTCACTTTTGCCAGTGATGGTGACAAGATAGTAAAAGGTGAAGTTGATTTCGAAGTAACAGGAATATCACCCTACAGGCTATCAGACCTCGAAGGTGCTTTTGACAATGTAATAGATATTAAGTCTGTTAACGATACACTAACGAACCATATGGAAGTTGAGGGGGTATAATATATGGCTACCAACGTTAAAGTTGATATAGATGATACTCAAAAGATACTTCTTAAGAGATATCTAAATAAAAATGGAAAGGCCCAAGTTCAATTTACTAAAGAATGTGCTAAGGCTATGAACAACTATACACCATTCAAGACAGGGCGACTTAAGGATATGATGATTACTTTAGAGAGTGATAGGGTTATCTACAACGCCCCTTATGCAGCTAAGCAATATTACACTAACAAAGGTATGGGTAAGCAAGGAACTTCTCAAGGTGGCTTAAGAGGTAAGATGTGGGATAGGAGAATGTGGATAGATAAAGGAGATAACATTGTGAAAACTATAGCTGAATTTTGTGGAGGTAATGCAAAATGATAATAGATAGTCTTAGAACTTATATAAGACAATGCCCTTACCTAGATACATTTAACAATGCTATTAGGGTAAATGTTAATTATCTCGAACCTTCTCCAGATACTTATTCTATAGAAGAAATTCCGATAGACCCCATCTTGAAAAAATACATTAATGGAGATTCTATAAGGCAATATGCTTTTATATTTACGAGTAGAGAGCCTTACGGGGCAGATGTATTGCAAAATATAGATAATAGTGGCTTTTATGAGAATTTTGCGAGTTGGGTGGAGAATAATAACGATAATGGAATATTCCCCATCTTAGAAGATGGACTTGAACCATTGGAAATAAAGGTTACTAGCACAGGATATGCTTTTGCAGTTACGGAAGATACTGCTCAGTTCCAGATACAAATGAGATTAAAATATTTAAAGAAGAAATAGGGGCGAATGAAGTGAAATATAATAAAGTTAAAATTATTAGTTTTGGGGATAGATTCGATAAAATTGAATTGAATGGTGAAAAATTGGATTTTGTTACTGATTATACAATTACTAAACAACCTAACGAATTATCCACTGTGACAATTACATTTGATTGTGATGAAATCGAGGTTATACCAGTTGATATGGATAAACCTATAAGTGAAATCACAACAATTGAACGTAGGTGGATGAGTGGTAAAACAGAACGATTTGAGCTTTAGAATTGACTAAGGCTTTTTATTTTATCTAAGATTAAAAATAGGAGTGATACAAATGAGTATTCGTAAAAGAAAAATACAAGCTAGTTACTTAAAAGTAAGTGAAGCTTTTGAATTATTAGGAAGTGGATTTACAGAACTTAATGAGAGTCCTAGTGCACAAACTGCATCTAAGAGATATATAAATCAATCTAGTGCGACTCAATCTGTAATAGGATATGAATGGAGTACAAGCTTCAATGCAGACCAGATAGTTAGTGAAGCGGCAATAGAACACATTAGAGAAATAGGAGAAATGCAGAAAACTGGCGCAGATACAGAAACAGAATATATAATTGTGGACTTAGACAAGGCTGCAACTACTTCTGGATTTAGGGCAAGAAAATTCAAGGTAGCTATAGCGGTAGATAGTTTTGAGGATAATGATGGTGAGTTAGGCATAAGTGGAAGTTTCTTAGGAATTTCAGACCCTATCGAAGGAACATTCGACACTACTGCTAAAACATTCACAGAAGGATTCACACCAGCACCATAATTAGAAGGGGGATATAAATAATGAAAATTAACGGAGCAGAATTACAAGATATAGATATATTAGATTTAGAAGTAGCTGAGAAGTGGGAAGATGCTTTAGAACATGTTGAGGGAGTGGCAAAATCCATAGAGGGTGTGAAAATATCTGAAACTATTAAAATACAGTGTAACGCCATATTTGAGGTGTTTAACACGCTATTCGGTGAGGGAACAGATAAGAAGATATTCGGTGATAGAGTTAATCTTATGATGTGCTTAAAAGCTTTTGAGGAATTAGTGACACAAATCAATTCTCAAAGTGCTGAGGTTGAAAAAATGGCATCAAAATATTCCCCTAATCGTGCTAATAGACGTAAGAAGTAATGAATATCTTAATTGACCTAGTACCTACCACTATTGAAATTGATGGTGAAGAGTATGAGATTAACAGTAATTTCCGTGAGTCCATACTTTTTGAATTGATGATGCAAGATAACACTATAAGTGAAGAGGATAAGATTATACAAGCTTTAGAACTCTACTATCCAATATTACCTACAGACTTAAACAAGGCTATAGAGGGCATCTTGTGGTTTTATAGATGTGGAAAAGATGAAGTTATAAATAAAAATAAGGGAACAGGCAAGAGTACACAGATCTATTCCTATAATTTTGATGATGATTATATCTATTCTGCATTTTTAGACCAGTATGGAGTTGATTTACAGGATGTGAATTACCTTCATTGGTGGAAGTTTAAAGCCATGTTTAAAAGTTTAAAAGAAGATAATGAGATAGTTAAAATAATGGGATATAGAAGTATGGATTTATCTAAAATACAAGATAAAGAACAAAAGGCACATTATAAGAAAATGCAAGAACTATACAAGATTCCTATAAACAAGGATGAAAAAGGAAAACTTGATGAAATTAATCAAATTCTACTTAATGGTGGAGATGTTAGCAAACTATTGTAATTTATTCTTTGTGTAAGGTATAATTAGTATATATTTACATAGGGAGTTGAATTGTAATGGGGTTATTCGGAAAGAAGAATAAGGATGGTAATAGAAGTGTTAATTTATCTTATATAGATGGCGTAGAAGGATATAACAAAGGAACTGCAATAGCTTTATCTATAGATAATGAAAATCAATGTCTAACTGTTAAGCCTAGGGTGTTTAAAAATCCACCAGTACATCTTAAATTTGAACAAATAACAGGAGTTAATGTTGTTAGTGAAAAAGATATAATAGAAAAAAGTAAAAGCACAGTTGGTAGAGCAATAGTTGGAGGAGTATTATTAGGACGTTTAGGAGCCATAATAGGCGGTATGAGTGGAATAGGTAATAAACAAAAAAGTGAAACTCATTATTACATGGTTGTAAATTATATGTCTAGAGATAGAGAAGTAAAAGTGTTATCTTTTGAAATAGTGGGGGCAAGTTTACACTGGGCATCATTTGTAGAAGAACTAAGAACTAAAATTAACACTAAAAACATAGATGAAAATACAGAAATATATTTATAAAATCAAGCACTTACTTAATTGTAGGTGCTTTTATTATGTCTAAAATTCCTCAAATGGAGGTGAGAAAATGGCAGATGGCAGAATTATTATAGATACACAAATTGACAGTAAAGGTGCTGAAAAAGGCGTAAAAGGATTAGGTGGTAAATTAGGTAGTTTAGCAAAAACAGGAGCGGTTGCAATAACAGGATTAGCTACTGCAGCTTCGGGAGTTGTTACAGCTTTAACTACATTGTCTGTAAAACAATTTGCTGAATATGAACAATTAGTCGGTTGAGTTGAAACACTGTTTAAGAAAAGTAGTGGACAAGTAATGAAATATGCCAATGATGCATATAAAACGGCGGGTATGTCTGCGAATGAATATATGAAAACTATAACAGGCTTTTCAGCTTCATTATTGCAAGGACTTGGTGGAGATACTAAAAAAGCTGCCGAAATAGGAAATAAGGCTGTTACTGATATGTCGGATAATGCTAATAAAATGGGAACAGCAATGGGAAGTATACAGGATGCCTATCAAGGATTTGCAAAGCAAAACTATACCATGTTAGACAACCTTAAGCTAGGTTATGGTGGTACAAAAACAGAAATGGAAAGACTTCTTGTAGATGCACAAAAACTTACTGGGATTAAATATGATATTAATAATTTTAGTGATGTAATTGAAGCTATTCACGCAGTTCAAACTGAAATGGGAATTACCGGAACGACAGCTAAAGAGGCATCAGAAACTATTGAAGGTAGTTTTAACATGACTAAATCCGCATGGACTAATTTATTAACTGGGATGTCCGATGATAATGCTGATTTTGACGTGCTAGTACAAAATTTAGTTGAAAGCTTAGGCTCTCTAGGTAAAAATTTATTGCCAAGAATAAAAATAGCAATAGAAGGTATTGGAGAATTAGTTAGAACATTACTACCTAAAATTCTAGATGAAATTCCAGAAATGATGGCATCTTTATTCCCGAAATCAATGCAACAAGATATAAAAAGAATATTTGAGGGGATAACTGAAGCGATAAAAACTGCAGCAGATGTGGCTATGCAATGGCTCCCCAAAATTATAGAAGGATTTGCGTGGATATTAGATAATTCCAATGCTATAGCAACTGGAATAGTCGGGATAGGTACTGCGTTATTGGTTTTAAACGTAGCTAATATTGTAATGGGACTAGTAAAAGCGTTTCAAGCTGCTAAATTAGCAGAGGAAGGATTGGCAGTTGCACAATGGTTTTTAAATACTGCAATGTTAGCGGGATTTATTTACCTATGGAACACCAACGAAGGTTTTAGAGAATTTTGGATTAACGCTTGGACTTCTATAAAAGAGTTCTTTGTAAATGCGTGGAATGCAATAATGTCCTTCTTTATTGAAACTATTCCTTCATGGATTGAAAATATGAAAACGTGGTTTGGTTCTCTAGGCGAATGGTTCGGAACTTTATGGACTAACATTAAACAATTTTTCATAGATGGATGGAACGCTATAGCAAATTTCTTTACTGAAACTATACCAACATGGATTCAACAAATGTTTGATTGGTTCAATGAGTTACCTTATAAAATAGGTTATGCCATGGGGTTTGTGCTTCAAAAAATAATTCAATGGGGTAAGGATACCTGGAATTACCTCGTAACTAATGTACCTAAATGGATAAAAGCAGTAGTTGATTGGTTTGCATCACTACCAGGCAAAATATGGACTTGGTTATTAAATACAATAAATAAAATAATCCAATGGGGTCAACAAACTTATTCTAACATGGTTAATGCAGTTACTAAGGCTATTAATGCAGTTATAGAGTGGTTTGCTAAATTACCGGGTCGTATATGGGAATGGTTAGTAAATACTATAGCTAAAGTTATTCAATTTGGCAGAGATTTAGGTACAAAGGCACGTGAAGCTGGATTAAATATGGTTAAAAGCATTATAGGTGCAGTAAAAGACCTTCCTTCTAAATTCTTAGAAATAGGAATTAACATAGTAAAAGGAATATGGGATGGTATTGTAAGCATGACTGGATGGATAGGTGAAAAGGTAACAGGATTTTTTAAAGGCTTATTTGATGGTGCTAAAGCGGCTAATGACATACATTCTCCTTCTCGTCTATATCGTGATGAAATAGGGAAATATATGGCACAAGGAGTCGGAGTTGGTTTTGAGGATGAAGCTGACAATGTCCAAAAGTCTATAGAAAAAGACTTCAAGCGTATGGCTAGTAAAATGCAATTAGCAGTAGATTATAACATGGCTAGTACATCTGCAAGTATTGTAGGTAGAAACGGCTATAGAGGTCAATCTAACGTAGTAAATAACAATGATAATGGAGTTACTCAAAATGTTACTATAGTAAACCCAGAACGTACTCCAAGCGAAAATGCGAGGGCATTAAAAAAAGTTGGGAGGGATTTAGGCTTTGGATATTAAATTAACACTTAAAAGTAATAATAAGACATTAGAAATTGCTAAAGATACCCCCCATAAACTTCTTAACATAGATGGTATAGAAAGGTCAGAACTTGAATTAAACCTAGTAGACAATGCACACTATGATGGTTCATTCTTAGTTAGTAAAAGGATACGGAATAGACCTATTTCCATTACTGTGGATTACAAGGGGTTGAACAAAGAGATTGAACGTAAAAAGTTAATCTCTTTTTTAAATCCTAAAAACAAAGGTGTATTGATCGTAAATTATGCAGAAACAGAAAAGGCTATTGAATATGAAATAGAGGATTTTAATTGCCCTCTCACTAATATACATGATGATTTAACTTTTACAGTGGATTTGATTTGTCCTAACCCATATTGGACAGATGTGGAACTTAATAAAAAACAAATAGCATTATGGAAAGGAGATTTCCATTTTCCTTTAGTAATTCCAAAGACCACAGGCATTATTATGGGACATAGAGAACCAAGCCTTATAGTTAATGTAACCAATACAGGCAACGTAAAAAGTGGCATGATAATAGAGTTTAAAGCTAAAGGTACTCTTAAAAATCCATCATTATTTAATGTAAATACTAGAGAATTTATAAAAATAAATAAATCTATGATAGCTGGAGAAAAAATAATTATAAATACTAATGTAGGAAAGAAAAAAATCTTACAAGAATTAAATGGAATTGAAACAGATATTCTTAATTATCTTGACATTACAGGTGGTGGAGATACCTTCTTACAGTTAGATGTAGGCGATAATCTTTTTCGTTATGATGCAGATAGTAACTTAGACAACTTAGAGGTAAGTATCTACTATAATAACAACTATTTGGGGGTGTAAGAGTGGAATTATACGTGTTTAACAGGGATTTAGAGTTAATAGGCATAATAGAAACTTTTACATCTCTTAGATGGGTTAGGAGATATTATAAAACAGGTGAATTTGAGTTACATTGTGCATTGAATAGCGACACTTTAAGCCTATTACAAAGAGATAATATAATCTATAAAAAAGATGATGTTGAAGCTGGATATATAGAAACTAGGCAACTTAAAATAGGCACAGATGGACAAGAGTTATTAGAAGTAAGAGGTAAATTCTTAACTAACTACCTAGATAGACGTATTAGTTGGGATAGAGTTAATTTTGTCGGAAGAACAGAGGAGTTAATGAGAAAACTTGTCTTAGACAATGCTATTAATCCATCTATTGCTAGTAGAAAAATATCTAACTTAATCCTAGGTGGAATTAAAAATTATGCAGAAGATATAAAGTATCAAAATAGCTTTGGGAATATCTTAGAACAACTAGAAAATATAAGTAGTACATCTAATTTAGGCTATAGAAATATCATGAATATAAAAGATAAGAAAATAATATTTGAAGTGTACAAGGGCATTGACAGAACTGTAAATAATGGTACTATTGCACCTTGTATATTTTCTAGAGATTTCGAAAACATACTTGAACAGGAATACACAGATAGCCTTAATAACTACAGAAATACAACTTTAATCGCTGGAGCAGGAGAAGGAAGTGCTAGAAAATTAACTTCTATAGAAGAAGGGCAAGGTTTAGACAGATACGAATTGTATGTAGATGCCAGAGATATTCAAAACACTAAGCAAGTAGAAAAGAATGATAGTGAGGGCAATACAGTTACGGAAGATGTACCTATATCATGGGAAGAATATAGACCTATGTTATTGCAGAGAGGTAAAGAAAAATTATCCGAATGTGAAGAAATACAGACTTTCGATAGCAAGGTTAATACCAGGGGAAATAATGTATATAAAAAGGATTATGACATAGGTGATATAATAACAGTAGCAGATAAAAAATGGGGTTTGCAACTAGACACACGAATAACAGAAATAGAAGAAATCTATGAAGGTGGCAAAGTTGAAATCAACCCTACCTTTGGTAATAATATTCCTACTTTGGTAGACAAAATAAAAAATATAAAAAAGGAACAAAGTCAAATGCAGAAAACCTCTATAAGCAATATTGATGGAGGAAGTTTTTAAGGAGGGTAGATAATGGAAAGAAGTAGTTTTTTTAATGCAATTTTAAACAGTAGCGGTACTCCAGATAGGTCTTATCTAGCTGAAGATTTTGCTAGATATTTCAGCACTTTTATAGGTAATGGTGTATTTCCTAATCCAAGTACGCAATGCCAGGTAGTGGCTATAGATAATAATATGCAAATAACGATTAAGAGTGGTTATGCCTGGATTAATGGCTATATGTATCAAAATGTAGGTGATTACAAATTAACACTTAATAATGCTAATGGGATATTAAATCGTGTAGACAGAGTAGTTTTAAGATTGGATTTTATAAATCGAGAAATTAAGGCACATATTAAACAAGGTGAATTTGCTAGTTCACCGGTAGCTAAAACATTACAGAGAGATGCTGATATGTATGAAATAGCTTTAGCCGATATTTATATTAGATCCGGAGTAATAAATATAACACAGAGTAATATAACGGATTTAAGGCTTAATAAAGAGTTATGTGGTATAGTTCATGGAACTGTAGACCAGGTAGACACTACTGCTATATTTAATCAATTTCAAAGTTGGTATTCTACTACTAAGTCTAATTATGAAAAAGATATGTCAGTATGGACAGATGAAAAGAAACAGGAATTTGATACTTGGTATACTGCAAATACACAGGCTTTCGTGAGTCAGTTTAATACTTGGTTCAACACCAATACATCAAAATGGGATAATGAGTTTACAACTTGGTTTTCTACTATAAAGGGGCAGCTAGAAGGAGATATAGCAGCTAATCTAACTTCGAAAATAACAGAACTAGAAGGTAAAATAAATGCTATTCCCAAAGTTTTCGAAGGTACTTCCGAACCTATTGGTATTTCAAAAGGTGACTTCTGGCTAAAGGAAGTGTAAAAAATGAAAATACAAGTTAAAAGAGGATTAAAAGCAGATTTAAAACTTTTAGACCAGGCTGAATTTGGATTTTGTACAGATACAAAAGAATTGTTTATTGGTGATGGTTTAATTAATATACCATTAGGTGTAACAGGGGCCAATGGAGCGGATGGGGTGAGTATAGAATATACATGGAATGGTACTCAACTAGGGATTAAGAGAGAAGATGAAACCAATTATACTTATGTAGAACTTAAAGGGCAAAAAGGAGACCAAGGGATACAAGGCATCCAAGGAATACCTGGAGCGAAGGGGGACAAAGGGGATATAGGAGCGCAAGGTATTCCGGGTAAAAATATAGAATTTGTGTGGAATGGTACACAACTAGGAGTTAGACAACAGGGACAGATAACCTATACCTATACTAACTTACAAGGGGAACAAGGAATACAAGGGCCAAAAGGAGATAAGGGTGATACAGGGTTACAAGGTCCCATAGGATTAACTGGAGCAACAGGAGCCAATGGATTTACATGGAGGCCTAGTATAGATTTAAATGGAAATCTAAGTTGGACTAACAATGGGAGTACAACAATTCCTGCTAATGCAAATATTAGAGGACCACAAGGTATTCAAGGTGCAAAAGGCGCTGATGGTTTAACAACATCCGTAAAGTTGGGTTCTACACAATATAATCATAGTAATGGAGTTATTAGTTTGCCGGCTTATCCTACATCACTTCCGGCAAATGGTGGAGTTGCTAATGGGATAAACTTTATTGATACTAGAAGTGTTGATGATAAACCATCTGCTTTAGATAGTAAAAGACTAACTGGGCACTTTAAAAGTAAAACAGTAGTAGGAAACCCACCGGTAGGAGCTAGCTCAACACATGTATATATATTAAATGTAATTGGTTGGAGCAGTGGAGAAGGTAGCGGAGGATGGCCAATACAGTTAGCAATAGGTGCAGAGGGATTAGCATATAGACAAGCGGTTGATGCTAATACCTGGGGAGTTTGGACTAAGATAAGTAATAATAAAGACATGCCTACAAAGCTAAGCGAATTAACCAATGATAGTGGTTATATTACAATATCTTCTTCCATTACCGGGAATTCTGCTACTACAACTAAACTTCAAACCCCAAGAAAAATAAATGGTGTGAATTTTGATGGAACAACAGATATAACTATTACTGCTAATCCTAATTCGCATAAACACGCAAAAGCAGATATAACAGATTTTCCATCAATTCCAACTAAGTTGAGCGAATTACAAAATGATATAGGAGCAGGAGGAGGTACAAATATTGTGTGTAGTAGTACAGAGCCAAGCATTAAGCCAGGAGAATGGTGGTACAAAGAATAGAAGGGAGCTGATAACATGGCAACAATAAGCCAAGAGAAAGATTTGGAGATGCTAAGAAAAAATGCAGATGGGACATATACAAAATATAATCCTAAAACAAAAGCAAGTAATGTAATATTAGGAAATGGACAAAAAGTTGAGTCGCAATTGGGCGAGAAAGTGAAATACACAGACCTTACACCAATCGTAACTTCAGGTACAGACTCAGCTTACATTGCAACTATTCAAAATGGTATGACAGAAGTTACAATTATTCCTCATGTTAACAATTTAGCTAATGCAACTCTCAATGGCATAGTTATACTTGACAGAGAAGGTAAACCCATAGAAAAGGACACACTAGTTACAAACATTCCCACAAAATTAGTGAGGGTAGGTAGCAATTTTTTTTTAGCTAGTGGAGGAGGAAAAGGGAAATATGACAGTATAGTAAAAAAAATTCCACTAGCAACTCAAAATAATTTTAATATGTTATATGATATTAATATAATACCCGCTTTAACTCTAGCAGGAATTGCTGACACTAAAAATTCTTCTATCATGCTTATAGGGAATGATTTATATTATTTTGGTGGAGTTAATTTAGCAAGCAATTCGTTTACAAAATCAATTAGAAAGATAAATATGGAAACAGGTGTTATCACAACACCAAGCTTTTATTTGCCAAATTATTTTGTAAATTCAACGGGTTTAGAATACCAAGACAAAGTTTATATTTTTGGTGGAAATCTACAAAATGATAAAAATAGGACTATACATGTATATGATAAAATATTAGATAAATGTACAGAGAAGTATACAGGAACAGTTCTTTTAGGCAATAGAGGGGTTATATATAATAATAACTTATATATAGATAGTGGTGTAGTAGAAATGCAAATATATTCAATTAGTTCTAATACTATAACTACTAAACAATTGCCTAATTACGGAGGTGGTTATTATGATAGTTTTTTATTAGAATTAAACGGAGAAATATATGTATTTACTGAACAAAAATCCATCAATAGTTTTAAATATAACACAACCACAGGGACATTTAGTAATTTAACAAGTTCAAGTAGTTTGTCACCAACTTATATAAAATGTGTTTTTAAAAAAGGTGCAAATATATATATAGTTACCGACAATAATAAGTTATTAATATATGACACAGTTTTAAATACGTGGAGTGAAAAAGTTGCAAATGGCTTATTGTTTGATGCTGAAACTTTTTGCAAAACTTATGATAATGATGTAACATATATGTTTTCTCGAAATGCTAGGAGTGTAGCATTATTAGAAGTTCAATAAAGGAGGAAGAAAAATGAAAATAAAAATATGGAACAAAATTGATGACATTAATGGAGTAAGTGCTGAGGATATACTAAGTAGTAGGGTGGATATTAGAAATGCAAATGAAGTAATTCTATTCTGCGACGATACTGATGAAAGTATTGTTAAGCAAATAGAGTTTCCAAGCATATTAAAATCTAATTATAATCTACAAGGTACAACAGCTTTAGAAATAGGTCAAGCCTATTTAAATTACTTAGATGCAGAAAAAGAAAAAGTCATCCAAGAAAAAACAGAGATAGAACTTCTGCAAGAAAAAGTAGCAATGCAAGAACAATCTATCTTAGAGTTATCAACAATGTTAACAGGAGGTGCAGTATAATATGTTTAATGAGAAAAGTGGACTAGTTAACTTATGGTTAGGAGCGGTTAGAGATGGTAGATACACTAGAGAACAAGTTCCTAAGTTGAGTAATCTACAAGAAGTTGTTTGGGGAATGTTAGACGCACAATAGAATCATAGAACTAAATCGCTAAAAGCGATGGCTTAAATGGTGATTAA